ATTGCCCACGGGGATGTAAAGGGGGGTGTACCTAGGTTTGGCCTCGCGGGGAACTGATGTTATATTTAAGTATAATAAATAAGTTAAACACATAAAAAACAAATTAAGGTTATGGAGAATTCAGTAACAGTATCAAGTAAAAAAGGTCGTCCAGTAGTGGCAGGTTCAAAACGTCAGGCAACATTAGCGGCACGCGCGGAGCGTGTAGCGGCTGGTGGGTCAGTTAAACGTGGTCGCCCAACGGGGACTAAAAAATCAGCACCCCAAGCGTAATTAGGGGATTGCATTAGGGGGATTAAACCCCGGCCCGGTAACGGGGATGTAAAATGGGGGATGTAGGAAGGGGGGCTTAAAACGCCTCCCACCTCCAACTTAAATTTGGCCTCATAAGTCAATTTACTTATATTATAGTATAATAATTAATTAAATATAAAAACAAGTTATGAGTAGAAGATTAAACCGTGGTGCTAAAGTAATGTTCTTTAAGCACCGTCAACGCAAAGGGGATCAAGTAAGATTAGCAGAAGTAACTGGCTATTCAGAGTCTCACATCTCGAATGTATTAAATTACAGACGTAGAATTCCTCAATTATTGGCTAATGCGATGTATCGCATGACGTACCGTAGATTGAAGAATGAAGAATTTGCTTATTAATTAGCAATTTTTTTGATCCATGTTTTAAGGCACCACCGCAAGGGGGTGTCTTTTTCTGTCCCTAACGGGGGATGTAGGAAGGGGGATCGCCGCTTATATGTGAAAGGGGGATTACCGTCCTAGGGGGATCAACCGCTCTAGGGAGACTCAACCCAACTCAACCACCTTTTTGGCTCCCCACAATATCTTTATTATATTTAATTAAATAAGAAAAAAAAGATATGATAATAGCACCTAAGAAAAATTTTGATTGGAAATTAGATGAACGAGTAAAAGAATGGATAAATTTATTATCTAAGGATGAGAAGATAAAATTCATGAATTCATTAAATGATGAGTTATTAGAAAATTTATATGTTTGGAGATTAGGATTTAATATTCCTGACTTAAGAGAAGATAGAATAACTTGTTTGGCTTCTGTATAATTGTTTATTATATTCAGATATAAAGAAAAAATAAGTTAAACCATTTAAAAACAAAAGATATGACTGTAAAAGAATTAATCGAAGAATTAAGTAAGTTCAATTTAGAAACTGAAGTAAGAATTGAAGGTATAGATCCAACAGATTGGAGATATGTAAATGAAATTGAAGGAATTTATTTAGGTGAAGGTGATGATGATTTAGAAGAGTATGATGATGAGGATTATGAATTAGGTGAAGATGGAGAGCCTGATTATGATAGGTTAAAAGAATCAAAGAAAGTAGTAATAATTAATGGGGGTATGTTTTAACCCCTATTTGGCTTTTTAAATAATTTTTATTATATTTAAGTAATAAGAAAAAATAAGTTAAATAATTTAAAAAGAAAAAAGATATGAAAAATTATGAAATTTTAAGAAGTGATGTAAAGGAAATTATTGGTAATAAATTTTCTTGGTATAATGATAAGTATAGAAGTGGTAAAAGGAGATTAAAATTTAGTTGGTTAAGTGATGAGGATAGGGAAAAAGTGTATAATATTTTGAAAGATAAAGGTTATGATGTAAGAAATTATTTTAATAATTTTGAAAGATTAGTGGTTTATTTAGATAAATAATAGGTTTGGAAAGTTAAATAATTTTTATTATATTTAAAATGTTAAGAAAATAAATAAATTAAACCCTTTAAAAAAAAAGATATGAAAAGATTAAGTAAATTTGAAGTAGAAAGTTTAGTAAATGTAGTAGTGAGTAAATTAAATGTAATTGAAAGTGAAAAAATTGAAAAAGAGTGTGTTGGATTTATTAAGGAGTGGAATGAAGAGTTAGAAAAATTAGATGTTGAAAGAAAAATTATTAATGAAAAGATTAGTGAAAGAGGTAGGGAAATTAGTAAAATGATAAAAGAGAATGGATGGAAAGGTATTTATGTTAATGTGGGTTATGAAGTAGGTGGTGGAAGGATTAGGATTAATAATGATTTAGTTGATTGGAATGTAAAAAATAAAATTAATGATGAAATTGTTATTAGTAATTTAAAAGAGAATGATATTGATAGTTTAATAGAAAGTTTAGTAAATAAGTTTAAAAGTTAATTATTAAGGGAGGGTTAAATATGTTTGGCCCTCCCATTAACCTTTATTATATTTAGTTAAATAAGAAAATAAGTTAAATAATTTAAAAAAAAAGATATGAAAAGATTAAATAGATTTGAAGTAGATTGTTTAGTAGATGTGATAGAGAATAAGGTAAGGGAAATTGAAAGAGAAAAATTGGAAAAAGAGTGTGGTGAAAAAGTTAAAGAATGGAATGAAGAGTTAAAAAAACTTTTAAATGAAAAGAAAAAGTGGAGTGATAAAATTTGTAAAAAAATGGAGGAAATTGAAAAAGAAGTAGAAGATAAAAATTGGAATGGTATTAATGTTTATAATGATGATTGTTATAGTGATGTTGAAGATATGGTAATGATTAATGAAAGTAAGAATTATTATGCGGTGATGGGTAGTGGTTTAAGAAGTAAAATTAATAATGAAATTATTATTAATAGTTTAAAAGGAAATGATATTGATAGTTTAATAAATAATTTAGTAGATAAATTTAAAAGTTAATTATTAAAGGAGAGTCAAACATTTGTTTGGCTCTCTTATTATTCTTTATTATATTTAGATATTAAGAAAATAAGTTAAACACTTTAAAAACAAAAGATATGGCAAATATGAGTTATTGTAGGTTTAGAAATACCTATTTAGATTTAATTGATTGTTCTAATAATTTAAATGATAAAGATTTGTCATTTGAAGAAAAAATGGCTAAGAAGAATTTATTAGAATTGTGTAAGGAAATGATTGAAGATTATGAGTTTAATAATTTAGGTGAGTTAGAAGATGATTTTGATGAGGTTTGGAGTTAAATAAGTTTGGCTTTTAGATTATTCTTTATTATATTTAATTAAATAAAAAAAAAAAAAAGATATGAAAAAATTTACACATGAGAATGTATTAGAGATTTTGTTTAATAATGGAATTGATGATGAGTATTTTGAGGAAATGGATGGTTTAGATAATAAAGAGATTGAGGGAGGGAGTGAGGAATGGATGGATGTGTTAAGTGATATTGTGGGTAAGGATGTTTATAATGAGGAGTTAAGTGAGGATGATGAGATTTTAGTAAGTGAGTTTATGAGTGTGTTGGAGGAAATGGAAATTAGTTTAATATAAATGTTTGGCCTTCGGGCCAATCTTTATTATATTTAGGTATAAGAAAAAAAAGATATGAATATAAGAAAACAATTTATGGAGGGGTTAATATTAACTCAAGACGATGAAACTTTAGAAAGAGTTATACATTCTATATGTATAGAATTAGATAAAGAAGGATTTGATAAATACGATATTGATAAATTTGTATTAGTTAAGGTTAAAGAATATTTGGCTTCGGTTAAATAGGATGTTATATTTAGGTATAAAGAAAATAAGTTAAACATTTAAGAAAAAAAAAGATATGGGAAGTACAGTATTTGCAGTTTCAGATTTTGAAGGAACATTTGAAGAATTAGTTCATGTTGATAATGTCAATATAGTTGAATATATTGAAGAAGGATATGATGGTGGTTTACCAAGTGTTAAAGTAATGGATGATGGTAAAGAAGATACTTGGTTTTATATTGATTTAGTAGAAATTGATTAATAAGTTTGGCCTTCAGGCCATTCTTTATTATATTTAGTTAAATAAGAAAGATATGACAGTAGAAGAATTAATTGAAAAATTATCTAAAATTGAGGATAAAACAAAAGAGGTAATGCTTATAGGTGATACTAAAGAGTGGATAAATCATAGGATTAAAGAAAAAGAGAATTGTATAGTTTTATATAATAATTAAATAAGATATGAACAGAGACGAAAAAATATCAACTATTATTGAATTATGTAAAGACATCGATATTGATGGCGAAACAATGGAATATATTTTAGAAAAGGTTGCAATGACTAACCAAATGTTACGTCAGTTGGTGATGAGATACCCACAATCTGATATAATGGATTTATTACTTGAAAAAGTCGAAATAGATGATCAAAGACTTGGCCTCGCCAATAATTGATGTTATATTTAGGTATAAGAAAAAAATAAAGATATGATACACGAAACAGAATTAAAATCAGGTTACTTCATTTATGGTAACAAAGGTAATGTGTGGGAAAACACATCACACATTTACAAATCAGGAACTGGTAACTTATGTGGTACACCAGCACTCGCAACTAACCATGCCAAGTTTAATGGAATTAAAGTGGCCGGTTGTGTAAAGTGTAGTGAAGAGTATAATGAGTTAATGGAACATCAATATTGGATTGATAAAAAAGAAGATTTGATGGAGGGTTAAACAGGTTTGGCCCTCCGGGGTAAGGATGTTATATTTAAGTATTAAGAAATTAAAGAAAAAGATATGAAAAAATTAGACTTTATTACTAAATCAAAAATAGATAATTTAATTGATCAAATTGCACTTGTAAATTTCACTCATAATTTAGAATTAATTAGTGATGATTTGATTGAAGAGGGTTTTGAGGAAAGTGATATTAAACAATATTTAATTGATATTATTGAGGAACATTTAGGTTAAATATATTTGGCCTCACCAATATTAATTGTTATATTTAGTTAAATAAGAAAAAAAGATATGAACCAGACACAAATTAAAAGACGCGGTAGACCGTCTAAAAAGAAGGTAGCACAAAACGTCACATACACACCATCGCTAATTGATTTCTCGGCTATAACTAAGTTAAATAACTTAAATGTCGATCCTAAGATGATGGAGACAATGAAATCAGGTCTAGCCTTAGATCACTTTGTAAGTTATGAAGGCGGAGTGCCGAGTGCTTCAAATATGATGATTATAGGTGATCCAGGTGTGGGTAAAACAACATTGTTACTTGATCTATTAGCCGCGGTACAGAATAAAAATCGTAAATGTTTATTCATCTCAGGTGAAATGGGCCGTAAACAAATGTTTAAATACACACAACGATTTCCACAGTTTGGTATAGTAGACACTTTATTTATGAGTGATTACATGAACCATAACACCAAGGATGTAATTGAACAAGCGCTTAATATTGGATATGATTTAGTTTTAATTGACTCTATCGCTGAAATTATTGATGGTGTTAGGGATGATAACAATTGGGACAGAAAAATTGCCGAGTCATGGTTAGTAGATGTCTGTGTTAACAATAATAAAGGTGATAATAAGACAAATAAGTACACATCGTTTCTACTGATTCAACAAGTTACTAAAGCGGGTGTGTTTGTGGGTTCGAATAAGCTGAAACACTTAACAGACGCAATGTTAGAAATGAGACGTGAGTCGGATAGAAATGGTGGTGGTACATATTTAACATTTACTAAGAATAGAAACGGTGAGGCCGGAATGAGAATGAGTTTTCAATTAACCGGCACACAAATATATTACGGCACAATTGAAATTGACTCTGATGGCTCTGATGAGGAATTGGAACTAGAAATAACTAACCCGGAGTACCAGAACATTATTTTTTCTTAATATCTGAGGCAACTGGCCCTGACGCGTTTCATATCCGCTCAGGGCTAACCTCTTGCTTGGCCTCCCGAACAATTGATGTTATATTTAGATATAATAAGAAACGGATATGAAAATATTAAACATTTTAGATATACCAGGTAACGAATTAGTAGAAGTGTTATGGATCGATGATAATGAAATCGAGTTAATACCGATGCAAGAGTTTATTAGTAAGTACGGAGTAGACAAATTAAATAATTAACCAATGATGGAAGAAGAGTTAAAAGAGTTATATGATAAGGAATATCAGCTAACTGTCCAATACATGAATAATAGAACAGTTGAGAACTGGAATGAGTTATTAGAATTTAGACGACACGCACTACAAATAGAGGAAACATATGCCACCATATAAATTTGAAATTTTTGTAAACGGTCAACTTGATTATACTTGTTACTCACAAGGTCAATTAAACATGTACACATGTATACTTGATTTTGAAGGTATTGATTATGAGGTAGTAAAAACAGGTTTGGCTCACCACAATTAGTTTATTATATTTAATTATAATAAGAAAATAAAGATATGAACATCGAAAAAACAAAATTAGAAATTATTAAAAACACATTAATTACAGTATTAGAATCTGATGTAATAGTAGATGATAATAACTCAGATGCATTTAAATTCGGTTACTTAAAAGGTACTATTAATACAGTAATTGAGTTTATAAACGATCATAGTAAATAATATAGTTAGGTGGAGGGATATGTGCTCCCATACAGGTTCGAGTCCTGTCCTAACTACGGAGATGGTTAGCACTATACAGCAGAGTGGAACTAGGAAGTGCATTTATATGGTATTTATAGTGTTAGCGGTTAGCACGTCAGTTTGTGGTGCTGATAGGTTGAGTTCGAATCTCAATAAATACCCAAATAATATAGTCAGGTATTGTGTAATATGAAAGATGGTCTATCATATCCTTAATGGTTACAATGTCATAGGTTCGATTCCTGTCCTGACTACAAATTAAAACATTAAATAACATGATAACATTTTTATTAATAGTAGTTGTATTGTATTTAGTTGCAATTCAAAACACACTCGAAAAATTTAAAAAATAAACAATAAAACCGCAATACAATGTCAGACATCGGAATCGACTTCAGTATCACGTTAATACTCACTATGGTAGTATTGGTCGTTGGAACAGAATTAATTGACCGTTATAAACAATATAAACGGGTTAAATAGTATTTCATATCATATCTTACGGGTGGGTCGATAATCTCGATCCCCCTTTTCTTTTTTTGTGTGGGTTACATCCCCTATCTGTTTGCGGTATATATACGGTATATGTACGGAGGTAGTGCGTGGGAAATGCGTGCGTTGTTATCCATCGATGCGTACGTGGTATGGAAGAAAGAAGGTGACGTAAAAATAGCAAGTAAACGTATACTGCGCGCGGAGCGTATATATTGATATACGACAACTACCTACCATACCACTAACACGCATTAACACCGCTATATTCCGCCCATATCCCGGCTATAAACGACGGACGATCGTAAAATGCATAATGCGCAATTCCATATAGCCCCTTTGGTATAACCGGCTAAAGGCCGGAAAAACTTAGAAGTACAAATTTTTCACATCGATGCAAGTATATACCTATATACCTTAAGTTTGGCTCACCAGGATAAGGATGTTATATTTAAGATGTTAAAAAAGATATAAGTTAAACAATTTAAAAAATAAAAGTTATGTTAGATATTAAAAACATGGATTTCATCGATAAGTCGGAAATCAAAAACAGAGCAAATTCAATTTTCACAACTACCGGTTCACCTAGTACTTCAGATAAGTACGCTCACATCTCAACCGAAAAAATTATCGATGATATGGAGTTATTAGGATGGGGTGTAGTTGATGCAAAACAAGTTAAGGCTCGTAAGAGTGTAGGATTCCAAAAACACTTAGTTGTGTTTAGAAATTCAGAAATTGTAATTGATGGAGCAGACGGTGACACAGTTTTCCCTCAAATATTACTTACTAATTCACATGACGGTAAAAATGCATTTACATTCACAGCCGGTTTATTTAGAATGATTTGTGAGAATGGGTTAGTGGTTTGTAACCAAGAATTTGAAAACTTAAAAATTAGACACTACGGATACGATTTTGAGGAACTAGAAAAAACCATTAATGCAATGGTAGAAAAGTTACCGTTAACTGTTGAATCAATGAACCGCTTTAAAACCACGGTTTTGAATTCAAACCAAATGCTTGATTTTGCTAAACGCGCATTAAATTCCAGGTTCACTGATAGTGAATTAGAGCATATCACCATTGATTTAAATGACTTATTAACTCCGTCACGTGAGGAAGATAAGGGTAATGACATGTGGTCAGTGTTCAATACAGTTCAAGAAAAGTTAACACACGGGTTATTTAATTATGCTTACGGTTCTAAAAATCGTAAGGCACGTAAAATTAAGAATTTCAATAAGGACATGGAGTTAAACAATAAGTTATATCAATTAGCAAACGAATTCGTCAATTAATGGCGAGTTCGTATATATGTATATTGGTAGATAGGTATACACAAAAATAACGCGCGAGAGCTATGGGAAGTTATAAAACCAATAAACAAGTATTAAAAAAATTAACTGTTGAAGAAGCCCAAGCCTTTATTCCGGTTAGTATGGAAAATTCTGATGAGTTAGAAAATGCTTATTTTTACACAATGGTTCCTATGGGTAATGGTTGGGATGAAATAAATTATTATACTAATCGAAATACTCAAACTTGGAGACAAGGTAAACATAATAGTTGGATTTATATTTTATCTAATAAAACAATGCCTGGCCTTTATAAAATTGGTCACACAACAAAACATCCTGATGAGCGGGCAAAAGAAATTTCACGATCAACTGGTGTACCAATTCCGTTTGAAGTTGAATGGGCGTTTGACTGTTTTGATTCTGATAGATTAGAAGCAGAAGTTCACAGAGCGTTAGACTCGTTTAGATATTCATCAAATAAAGAATTTTTTGAAATATCTTTAAATGAGGCAAAAGAAACTATAAGAAAGCTTGGCTCCGCGTATAGGAGTTAGTATATTTATAATACGATAAATTAAACAAATAAAAACCAATAAAAAAAGAAGATGAAAAATCTAATCGCAATCGTAGCTTTAGCTGCAATCGTATTGACTGCATGTCAATCAAATTCAACAACAGAAACTACAACAACTGATTCAACTGCTGTTGATTCAACAGTAGTAGTAGATTCATTAGCTGTTGATTCAGTTAAGTAATTAACACTAGTCAGGTGGCGGAATTAGTAGACGCTATGAATAAAGGTTAATAGTAAAGATAACGCAGAGTAACCTTGAAAGACCCATAAGTAAAGCTCATAAGTTATCATACAGGTTCGAATCCTGTCCTGACTACCCGGATTCATATAGATCGAGCACAAACCAATTGCTCCTTAGGTAGAAATATATGGATAAACAACCCGTCACGGTATGTTCATAGAACAGGAGTGAGCTAAGGAGAAAAAACAAATGTACCATCCAGCATCCCGTAAGATCTGCCCGATGGTCTTCGAGTTACTAGGAAAGCTTTAGGGTATAACTAGTAATAACCCCTAGTAAGACTATCTGATCAACAGAAACTGCTAGGGTTTTTGGAAGATTGGCAGAGTTGGTCTATCGCGACAGTCTTGAAAACTGTTGTACTGCAAGGTACCGTAGGTTCGAATCCTACATCTTCCGCATATTACCCTTTCGTCTAATGGCAGGACAATTGGTTTTGGTCCAATTAATCGAGGTTCGAGTCCTTGAGGGGTAACTGTTCTTTGATATATTGGTAGTATAAAATTATAAGGAGACAAACAAATGGAAACATTATCATTTATTTTAGGAATGTCCTTGGTAGTGGTTATCGCAATTGCGGTAGTTGCTATTGTTGGATTTTTTAAGGTTAGAAGTGTTGAAAAACAATTTAACGAATACAAACAAAACTTTACCGTTGAGTTTGAAAACAGAACAAAAAATATTCACGATAATATAAGTCATACAAATGACTCATTACATCGTAGAATTGATAATACAGAACGAGAAATCTTTTCCCAATTAGATTCTCGATTAGATAAATTGGAAACTAAATTAACAAGTAAATAAATTAAACCCACTACCAATATATTAAGAACGCTCGGTTCGTCTAGGGGTTAGGACAGGAGATTTTCATTCTTCAAACAGGGGTTCGATTCCCCTACCGAGTACAATATTTATCATAAAATAGGTTGTCGTCAATTAGTTGTATTTATCTTTAAATAATTAAAACGATAATGAATAATATTAAAACCTGGTTAAGTGGTCTTTTCAAAGATGAAAAAGGCACACCATCTTCTAAGAGATTCGTAGGAATCTTATGCGCAATAACACTATGTATTACTATGTACTCTAATTCATTTACAGAGGCTCATTTTGCACCTTCTAAGGAGCTTGTTGATGCTGTAGCATTACTTGCATTTGGATGTTTAGGTCTTGCATCTGTAGATAAAATTTGGGGTAAGAAAAGAGAAGGAGAAGAATAATGGTAGCACCTAAAAAAACAGAAATCAAAGTTCCATCAGCAATGCCTGTATCTTTTGAACAATTCAGTAAAGATCCTGTAAAAGGTTTATTGTTTATTGTATTAGTAGCGATTGGTTATTTATATGTAGATGGTAAGATGAATTATACTCAACAAATAGATAAATATAATACAGAAGTAATTATGTTAAATCAAAAAGTTGATAAATTAACTGAACATATTAGAAAAAGTGATTCAACTTTAGGATATATGATTTCAAAGGTTGAAATGTTACAAATATTAAAATGAGAATAGCTATTATATTTATACTTTTAATGACTGCTGTTTTGGCTCAATCTCCAAAAGTAGTAGATCCTAAGGAAAAAGAGTTAGATGCTCTTATGTCAAAATCTCAAAACAGGTTAAAGAAGATTAATGTGCTCACAAAGCAAATTGATAAAATGTCTTCAAGCAAGGTAAATGGGATGAAGGAAAGTATAGAAACATTACAAGAAGAAAAAACACAATTAAAAAATGAACTACAAGAAACTAAGGCTATTGTTGAGTATAACTCTCCTGATAAGTCTATCCCATTCAGCCTTGAGCCAATCGTATCCGACTCAACGAATTGAGGGTAAGGATACTGTTGTTGTAATGACCAAAAAACAAGCAGAGAATATCAATATTGTATTTAAAAATACTAAAACACAGATTGATAAACTTAAGATAGAAATTGATTCTATTACTAAAATTAAACCTACTGTAGTTAGAGATACTATTTATAAACGTGGTTCTATTTTAATACCTAATGGTAATTATTTACTATATAATTTTAATGAAAAAGAAAATAGGTATGAATTAGATCCTAACTCTATTGTAACTGCTAAAGAAACTGAGGATGCTGAAGCAATTAAGAGAGAAGCAATAATCACTACTATAGGATTCTTTTCTATAATCACTTTATTTATCATATTAATATAACAAATTATGCAATTATCAAAGTATTTTACATTAGCTGAATTAACTCCTTCAGGAACAGCAAAACGTTTAGGTATTAAAAATGATCCAACTCCTGCACATTTAGAGTGCTTAAAAGGATTATCAGTTAACGTATTAGACAAAGTAAGAGAACATTTTGGAAAACCAATTTGGGTTTCTTCAGGTTACCGTTCTAAAGCGTTAAACGAAGTTACTCCAGGTTCTAGTGCTACATCACAACATTGTACAGGTGAAGCTGCTGACTTAGATCAAGACGGTAGAGGTACAGGTGTAACTAATAAAATGGTATTTGATTATATTAAAGACCACTTAACATTTGATCAATTAATTTACGAGTACGGAACTGATGCTAACCCTGATTGGGTTCATGTTAGTTGGGAATCCACAGGTAAACAAAGAAAGCAAGTATTACGTTGTACTAGAGTAAACGGTAAACCAGTTTACACACCTTATAAGTAATTCATTTACAGCTTGGCATTATGACCACTCTTTATTATATATCAGGAGTATGGACATAGATAAAGTATTTAATTCATTTAATGATGGAGAGTTTCAAGAGGCAATTAATGACCTCAGGGACACTCCTTCTTATTGGATTGGTATGTTTAAAAAACTAATACACAATTATAATAACGGTTATCAATACTTCATGAAAAATCTTTTAGACTCACTAGAAGATGAACATGACATAGATAAAGATAAAGTAAAAGACACAGTTGAATACTTAACTTATTCTATAGCATACTCGTACATTAAAAGACTTGATATTACCGATTTATCCCATGTATATTACATTACCTTAGCAACTGACGATATGCTGTTGACTAGTGTTAAACGTTGTTTATACTACTTTGAATCAATAGAGAGATATGAAGATTGTGCATATCTAAAATCAATTGAAACAGAAGTAAACAAAATCCTCCTAAAGTTTGGCTCCCCAAGTAAATAACGTTATATTTTGAATACGGGTTTTAAGGATTAAGAGAGATAGGGAATAAGAACGAAACAAGAACAAAAACACCTAAAGAATAAAATGGGTGGTTATAAATAAACATATGAGAAATAGAGAAATTTTTAATAGGAAATTAGAGAATTTAGAGTCTAATTTAACTAAAATGTCTTACTTATTAAGACGCCAAGGAACTAAAGATGATTATGATGATATGATTACATCTTGTAGAGATTTAATTGAACAAATGAAATCGTATATTAATATGGAACCTGTTACACCTAATGAAATTAATAAGTACTAATATGTTACAACCAGAACAAATATTAAGTAATTGGGAAGATTTCTTACGTTATATTGATACATACATTACAGGAGACCGTGGTGTTAAATTAAAAGCATTTTATTTAAAATATGATGATAGATTTTTAATGATGCCGGCAGCTCATAAACCTCAATATCATAATTGCTTTCCAGGTGGATATATAGACCATGTTAATAGAGTAATTGAAGGTGCATTAAAAATAGATAGTGTATGGAGAGAAATGGGAGTAGTAGATACTTATTCTACTGAAGAATTAGTATTTTCAGCTATGAATCATGATTTAGGTAAATTTGGAACATTTGAAGAAGAAGCATATCTACCTCAAACAGACCAATGGAGACGTGAGAAATTAAATGAACCTTATATGTTTAATGATCGTTTAGAGTTTATGTCTGTTCCTGATCGCGGTTTATATATATTATCTCAGCTAGGAATTACAGTTACTAAAAACGAGTTATTAACTATTAAATTACATGATGGCCTATATGATGAAGCTAATAAGCCTTATCTAATGTCATGGATGCCAGAAACTAGACCTCGTACTTCATTAATTTATATAGTACATCAAGCTGACTTAATGGCTGCAAGAATTGAATTCGAAAGAGAATGGTTACCTAAATTATTAGGTCCTAAATCAGAAAATAAATCAAATTTTAATTTAAAAAAAGAAGATAAGAAGACACCAGTTAAATCTAAAGCACTAAGTAGTGTTAAAAGTGAAGGTTTAAAAAATGTGATGTCTAATTTCTTCGACGAATAAAAATGATATTAATAATATTAAGTATATTGGTTGTGATCCTAGGGTTCACGACCTTTAACCTTCTAATGAAAAATGAACAAGCAGAAGATATAATTATGTCTCAAGATACATTTATATCTAAATTTATGGACACAGTTAATAAAGCTGACGCCAAATTAAAACAAATCGATCATAAAGGTTCATTTGAATCAGATGATGAAATAGGATTCTTTTTTAAAGAAGTAAAAAATATACAAGCAACACTGAATGAGTTCAATAATAAACGCTAGTAATTTACCTAAGAACCCAAGTTCTACTAGGTACTTTACTCAAGACACAGAAGATGCTATCGTTGCTTATAATAAGTCTTTAGACTTTGATGAACGTGATAAAATTTATAATAGAAGAATTCATTATGCTTTTTTTAAGCTAACAGAGAATATTATACATACGTTTAAATTTTATTATACCGAGGTAGATAATATTGAAGATTTACAACATGAAATTATAACATTTCTATTAAGTAAAATTCATTTATTTGATCCAAGTAAAGGTGCTAAAGCATATTCTTACTTTGGTACTATTGTAAAACGATATTTAATTATATCTAATACTAAAAATTATAAAAAACGTATTGATAAAGCACCAATTGAGGATTTAGAACAAGACGAAAAACATTCGTATGAAATTGATGATATCCCACCTAATGAACGCCTAAATGAGTTCTTAACACTATATACTGAATATTGTTCTAATAACTTAAAAACGTTATTTCCTAAAGATAGTGATGCTAAAATAGCTGATGCAATTCTTGAGTTATTTCGTAAACGTGAGGTATTAGATATATTTAATAAAAAAGCACTTTATATATACATCCGTGAAATAATTGATGTAAAAACACCTAAAATTACTAAAATAGCTAATAGACTAGGCGATATATTTAAAGAACATTACTTATTTTATATTGAAAACGGATATACAAATTTCTAAGTATCATATTTATAAATAAAAATCATGAGTAATTTAGAATCAGTTGTTTTTGGAAACAAGAAATTCTCTGATATCTTAAGCGAGATATACGATAATCAAAAGAAAAAAGAAAAACAAATATCAACATTAATTGGTGAATTAAAACCATTAATTAATGATATTGGTGACGCTACATTAATTGTACCTTTAATTAAAGAATACTTAGAAATAAGTGTTAAAAATGATGAACAATTAATTAAAATGGCAACTATTATTCAACGTGCTTTATCTAACTCAGCAGAAGCAGGTAATGGATTTGATTTATCTGATGAAGAAAAAACACAACTGTTAGCCGAAATAGATAAAATAAGTAAAGATGTCAGTTAAAGGAAAAGAAGGACAAGGAGCTTTTGTTGAAATCGTTAATGGAGCTTACGTTAGTGGTAACCCTTTATTCTTTGGTAATATAACATCAGCTTATCGTGTTATAGATATAGTATTAGATGCTAATCATAAACTTTTTACAGATGCTGGAGAATGGCAAGGTATAGGTACTATAGCTTATGATTCTGTAATAAATCCAAGTGGTCAGGATTCACTTAATTTACCATTAGCTAGACCTATATTATCTAATAATAAATCATATCCATTAATAGGAGAAATTGTTTATATAATTACTGCTCCTGATACAGGAATAGGAAAAGTAACAAATAGTATTAATAGTTATTATATTAATACTGTAGGATTATGGAATACAGTAAACCATAATGCTTATCCAATTAATTCTAATATACCACCTCCTTCACAACAAAAGACATATACAATGACTGAGTTAGGAAGTTTAAGAACTGTAACTAGTCAATATACTAAACTTGATCTTGGTAATACTTTTCAAGAACGTGGTTATATTCATTCATTAGTACCTTATGAAGGTGATATAATTTATGAAGGAAGATGGGGTAATAGTATTCGTTTTGGTTCAACCATTAAAACTAAAGTATTACCTTCAATAGGATTAAATAATTGGTCTCAAGGTCCAAGTACATCTGGAGATCCTATCACTATTATTAGAAATGGACAATCACCAAAAGAAAATAAAACTGCTGGTTATCTTCAAATAGTAGAAAATATTAATGAGGATTTAAGTTCTATTTATTTAACTAGTACACAAACTATACCATTAAATGCATCTAGTGTTAGTTATTTTAGCTACCCTAATAATCCACCTCAAGATATAAATAAATTTAGTGGTCCTCAATTAATATATAACTCAGGACGTATAGTATTAAATACAAATCAAGATCATTTACTTTTAAGTTCTATTAAATCAGTAAATTTAAACGCTATAGAATCTGTCAATATTGATACACCTACAACTATAATCCAGTCAAATAAAGTATTATTAGGTTCTAAAAATGCTACCGAACCTGTTTTATTAGGTGATAGTACTATTACTACTTTAGCATCAATACTTGATAATATGGTAGAATTTTTAGATTCTTTAAAAGGAATAATGTCCACAGGTGCTGGAACACCACTAGTTGCATTATCAACACCTGCATTTTTCTTATCAATTAAATTAAATGCTATTAAAGGTAATCTTGAAAAATTAAAATCTAACACTGTTAAAACTGTATAATGGCGACACCAGAAGAAATAGAACAGATTAGATTACAAAAAGCATCTGATGAACAGGTATCATTAGCTCTATCTAATACTACTGCTTTAAACGCTACTGAAATTGAAAATGCTACTCCATCTGATTTAAAAGCACAAGGTATTGCTAAATTACCATCATTATTATTAGTGATAGGTAATCAAATTAAACAAATTATAGAACCAGCTTTAATAGCTCTAATTGTAACTTATATACAAAAATATATAGATGCTGGTATTTGTGCTGATCAAGCTACCATAGATAAAATAATTCAACAACGAAATTTAATAGTTAATCAATTAAATAAAATTGTTAGAACTTTAGCTATTATTACAATATCATTAACAGCTGTAATTACATTTTTTGATCTTTTAAAATTAGCTATTAAAGGTATTGATTTAGCTAAAATAGCAGCATATTATGCAGCTGCTGCATTTCCTGCATTAGTACCTGCTTTACCTAATGTGATACAAAAATTAGATTTAGCTAAAATAAAACTACAAACAGACGGAGAAGGTAATGCTCAAATAGCTAAATATAAAGCAATAATTGGAGGAGCAGCATTAGTATCATCCATTATTGGAGGATTTGTATTAATAGCTATAGGATTATTAAGTTCTATTGATATTTTCTTAAAAAAATGCGCTCCAGACCTAGCAAATGAATTAGTTCCTATATCTAAAGAAGCACAAGATATAGCAGATGTTCAAGCTCAAGCAACAACAACACAAAATCAAACAACATATAGAGGCTTTATTATTGAAATTGAATTAGTACCATATAGTTCTACTACAACTCGTAGACGTGCTATTGGTAAAAATCAAGATGGAATTATATTAATTCAAACCGAATTATCATTTACAACTGATGATCAAACATTAATTGATGAATTAAAACTAATTATTGATAGAGATAATTTAAAAGCTTATTAACTTAATATTTATAACACGATGAAATCAGAAGAATTTAAAAAAATCATTAAAGAAGCCGTTCGTGAAGTATTCGTTGAAGAAATGAAAGAAATACTTTTAGAAGCGGTTAAAGTACCTAAAGCCTCAGTAGGTCAAGGTGGTTATGGAACTGTTACAGAATCAGTAAAACCAATTAATTCTAAACCATTAGATCCAAATGCTAGAAAAGCAGTTATGGCTAATATTTTAGGTGATATGGCATCTGGTAGAACAATGACAACAGAAGCTCTTACAGCTAACACATTTGTACCTAGAGGTGGAGATGCGATTAATGGATCTTTACCTGATGGTAACGTTGGATTAGATCAAATTATGGGTTTATTAAATAAATAACAATGGCATTTGGTGCGCAAAAAATATTTCCTATTGATACTAAACCAGGCACCGCTATTGGTGTTAGTTTAAACTTTAGTAATCCTGGAGTATTTGAGTCTACTTATTTAACTAAAGATGCTATTAAAAATAATTTAATAAATTTTTTCTTAACTAATCAACCAGAACGTTATTTAAATCCAACGTTTGGTGGTAATTTAAGAAATTTTATATTTGAACAAATAACAGCAAATAATCTTGATTTTTTAAAACAAGATATTCAAAATCAAATAGGTTTATATTTTCCTAGTGTTATAGTAGCACGATTAGATGTTATTGAATATTCAGATATAAATCAAGTAGTAGTAACATTAAAATACACAATAGCAGACACTAATATAAGTGATCAATTAGATATAGCATTCAATTAATGGCAACAATTAAAGATATAAAATACCTAAATAAAGATTTTACAGAGTTAAGATCTAGTTTAGTTAATTACGCTAAAACGTATTTTCCAACTACGTATAATGATTTTACCCCAGCATCACCAGGTATGATGTTTATGGAAATGGCAGCTTATGTAGGTGATGTTTTGTCATTCTATTTAGATAATCAATTCCAAGAAACATTTTTACAATATGCTCGTCAAACAAATAACTTATATGAATTAGCTTATATGTTTGGTTACAAACCAAATGTAACAGGTGTAGCATTAGTTGATATTAATTTTTATCAACAAGTACCAGCTATATCTTCAGGTTCATCTTATATACCTGATTTTAATTATTCTTTATATATTGAACCAAACGCTACAGTAACATCTAATCTTAATTCAAATATTTCATTTTTAGTTGGAGATCCAATTGATTTTTCAGTTTCAAGTTCAGGAGATCCAACAGAAGTAACTATATATCAAATAGCAAATTCAATACCACAATCATTTTTATTAAAAAAAACTCGTAAAGCAGTATCAGCTAATATAAACCAAAAACAATATACCTTTGATGCACCTGTTCAATTTGCAACAGTAGAATTAGCAGATCAAAATATTATTGGTATATTAGATTGTTTTGATACTAATGAAAACCAATGGTACGAAGTTGATTATCTAGCCCAAGATACAGTTTATAAATCAATTAAAAATACAAATACTAATGATCCTTATTTATCACAATATCAAGGAGATACACCTTATTTATTACAGTTAGAACAAGTACAAAGAAGATTTGTTACTCGTTTCTTAAACTCAGGTTCAATGCAAATCCAATTTGGAGCCGGTACAGCTACTGACTCTGATGAATATATTATTCCTAATCCAGATAATGTTGGTTTAGGTTTACCGTTTGAAAAAGATAGATTAACAGTAGCATATTCACCTAATAACTTTACTTTTACTCGTACATATGGTATAGCTCCGTCTACTACCACATTAACCTTCAGATACTTAACTGGAGGAGGTGTTTCAGCGAATGTGCCATCTAACGACTTAACTCAGTTAACTTCAACTACTAAATTTTTAAATAGTAATTTAGATATAAGTACAGCTAATTCTATATTTGCTTCTTTAGCTGTTTCAAACCCATTTGCAGCAAGTGGAGGAGGTAGTGGAGATACAGAAGAAGAAATTAGACAAAATTCATCAGCTAATTATGCCTCACAACAACGTAATGTTACTCAAGATGATTATTTAGTTAGAACATTAGCTATGCCCGCTAAATATGGTACAGTAGCTAAAGCATATATTGAACCTACTAAAGCACAAACAATTTCAGCTGGTGAGTCTAATTCAATATTAGATTTATATATTTTAAGTAATAATGCTCAAGGTCAATTAACTACAGGTTCTTTAGCTTTAAAACAAAATATAATTACTTATCTATCACAATATAGAATGGTTAATGATTCTATCAATATTAAAGATGGATTTATTATTAATATTGGAGTAAATTTTGAAATTATAATTTTACCTAATTATAATAATAATCAAGTATTAACAACTTGTATATTAGCATTACAAGATTATTTCACAATTGATAAATGGCAAATTAATCAACCTATCTTATTACGTAATTTATATATACTTTTAGATAAAATTGAAGGAGTTCAAACAGTAAAAACAGTAAATATTGTAAATAAAGTAGGTACTAACTTAGGATATTCACCTTACGCTTATGATATTACAGGAGCAACAGCAAATAATGTTATTTATCCTAGTTTAGATCCATCTATATTTGAAGTAAAATACTTAAACACAGACATTCAAGGTAAAGTAGTACCTTTATAATAATTAAATAATGGCAGTATATAAAATATTTCCTACTCAAGATGCAACTATGTATTCTATGTTCCCACAGATGAATACAGGTATTGATGAGATCATAGAAGCAACAACAACAACATTTGGTCCCTTTGTTCCAAATCCTGAAGTTAGTAGATTTTTAATTCAATTCGACTCAAATGAAATGAATAGTATTATTAATACTAGAATAGGAACAAGACAATGGGATGCTTACTTACAATGTTATGCCGCTGTTGTAACTGGTTTAAATGAACCTACTACAATGTCTATATTCCCAGTATCTCAAAGTTGGAATAATGGTACAGGAAAATATTTAGATCAACCAGTAACTACAGATGGAGTTTCTTGGGTTTGGGCTAAATATTCTGGTTCATCTCCTTGGACTACAGCTTCTTATAACGCTGGTTCTACAGGCTCATACAATACAACTCCTGGTGGAGGAGTATGGTTAACCGCTTATTCAGCTTCTCAAATATTTCAATATTCAGATAATATTGATTTAAATGTTAATGTAAAAAGCATGGTAAGTGCTTGGTATAGTTCAAGTATTCCAAATAATGGATTTATAGTTAAACAAGCAAATAATGATGAATTTATAGATAATCCTAATGTTCAAGTAGAATTTAAATTTTTCTCAATTGATACTAATACTATCTATCCTCCTCAATTAGAGTTTAGATGGAATGATACATCTAGTTACACTGGTTCAACAAATGTTACTACTATTAATACAGATCAAATGACTGTTGTACTAGGAGAAAATCCAGGTACCTTTTATAATGGTAGTATTAATAAATTTAGAGTAAATTGTAGACCAACATATCCACCTGTAGTATTTCAAACAGCATCAATTTATCTTGAAAATTATTATTTACCTACTGAATCATATTGGTCATTAAAAGATTTATCTACAAATGAAGTAATTATAGATTATAGTGAACCATATACAAAATTAAGCACTGACATCTCAGGTAGTTTCTTTACAATGTATATGAATGGTTTAGAACCAGAAAGAAATTATCAGATATTAATCAAAACTATTTTTAGTGGTTCAGTACTTATTTTTAATGATAATTATTACTTTAAAGTAGTTAATGGATAATGGAACAAGTAAATTTAAATAAAAATGTTTTTGCAAAGGATCAATATGAAAAAGTTATTGACACTTCATTTACTCAACTAGTACAACCAGCTGCAACTAGTTTAGTTGTTCCTCCATCTATATCAGTAGCTGAATTTTTTACAAATTACCAAACATTATTTTTTGAAATACCTAAATATGGTGCTACAAATTCTCATGAATATTTGATTAAAACAAGTCAAGCTTATGCTGGTGATTTTAATAATGATGATACTATTCAAGCATTAACTGAAGAAGTAACATCATTAAGACAAGAAAATTTAACTTTACAACAACAAATATTAAATACCGCTACAACTAGCATTAATCAATAATGAGTAAAATAGTTAATATACAACCAATTAATCCTATAAATTTTGAATATCAAACATATTCACCTCAGGATGAATCTTTGATAACTAGTTTTGAAGTCACTAATAATTTTAATTTTTCTTCTAGTTATATAGAGTATTTTATTTATGATTTAAATAATACTATTTTATATAGTAATGAAATCGGATATGCTGGATACTCATTTCAAGGAAATAATACATTAACTATTGATCCTCAAATTGATTTAGAAACTCAAGGATATACAGAAGGTCAATATTATACAGTTTATAATTTTTTAAATCCATTATTATCCTCTAGTGTTCTTAATCGTTACTACATTGATCAAATTAGTTCAGACAGAACTGAAATTAGATTAAACACTACTCAAATACCTAATATTGATGTTGTTTCTTCTTCTTTAGATTTACAAACTCAAATTAGTCAATCTTTTGGAGGTTATAAAGATTTTTATTTAGATTTTGGATCAAATCAACTTATTATTGCTAATAACGTATTATTAGATAATAGTAACCTAAATGATCCTACAGTATTAATTAAATTATATGATCCACTTCCTTTAGATTTTAGTTTACAATCGCAATGTTGGGTAGTAGAAACAATAGCAACACCTTTAGCTTATCAAATTGAAATAACTCAAGTATTTCAACCATTAGATGAGTTTATCCAATTACGTGGTCCTAATACTAATTTAAATGTTAAAGATCAAATTAACAATTCAACTGATTATGTTAATTATTCTTCATTAAAAGCTACAACATCTGTAAATAATTCCTCAAGTTTAAAATATCAATTAAATAGTTTACTTGCTGAAAAAGGAATTCAAATTAATATAGATTATAATAAATTTAATAATTTTTGTAATTTTTCATCAGCACAAACTCGTTTAGAGAATTTTTACTATAAATTAGTATTAATTGAACAATATAGTGTTAGTAGTAGCTACAGTAATACAACAGGTTCATTAAGTTATTATACATCAGGTAGTCAAACTATTTGGGATAATAAAATAAATGATATTATAACTAATTTTGATGGTTATGAATATTTTTTATATTTTGACTCTGGAAGTAATTCTTGGCCTAAATACAACTCAACACCTCCTTATAATAATTTACCTACTACTAATAATACAGCATCAGAAGCTTATATTTGGTTAAATACTAAATTAATAGAAGCAGAAGAATATGATTTAGAAAATAGTAATAACTTAATTTATAGTATCCCTAGCTATCTATTAGATGACCCAGCAAATGCTCAATATGAATTATTCATTGAGATGATAGGTCAATACTTTGATGATATTTGGGTTTATATTAAAGATGTTACTAATAAATATAATGCTGATAATAGGTTAAATTATGGAGTATCTAAAGACTTAGTAGCTCAAATATTAAGAGATTTAGGTGTTAAAATTTATCAAAATAATTTTTCAGTAAACAATTTATATACTGCTTTCTTAGGTTTAACTAACTCAGGAAGTTTATATAACATACCTAATATTACAAGTACATTACCAGCTCCAACTGGTTTAGAGTATATTAACCTTATAGTAACCGCCTCTAACACAGCGTCTCTAGTAGGTACAGATGATGTTAATAAAGAAACTTATAAGCGTATTTACCACAATTTACCATTCTTATTAAAGAAAAAAGGTTCATATGAAGGTTTAAGAGCATTAATTACCACTTACGGTATTCCTGAGACTATTTTAAGTATAAGTGAATATGGTGGTAAAGATAAAAATCCTAATACTTGGGATTACTTTAAACAAATATATAATTACGCTCTTTATACTAGTGGCTCATCTTATGTTAGTTCATCTTTTACTTTAAATAGTAATTGGAATGCTACAAATAACCATCCATCAAGTATAGAATTTAGGTTTAAAAATCCAACATATGCTACTATATCAGGTAGCAGTATAACTCTTCCTTACAACACAGCTAGTATTGCTTCTGTTCCATTATGGTCAACTAATGATGGAGTTAATATTAAATTAAGATATACAGGTTCAGGATATACTACTTCATCTTTAATTTCTAGTAGTGCTGATCCTGTTAATCCTTATAATCAATATGCTTTATTAGATTTTATTCCTAACCAAGCCGCTCCTAGCACTTCAGCTAGTGTTTATTTACCATTCTATGATGGTGGATGGTGGTCTGTATTAGTTAATAAAGTAGGAAATAATTATACTTTATACGCTACTAATAATATTTACCAAGGATTTGAAGGTAATACTATTGGTTTTGAATCGTCTTCATCAATAACATCAGCTGCTACTTCTTGGAATACTAGTACAACATCATATTTTGGTATATCTTCATCTTTATCAGGAAAAATATTTACAGGCTCATTTCAAGAAATTAGATATTACACTAGTCCATTAAGTGAAAGTGCATTTAATAATTATGTAATGAATCCTCAATCTATTGATGCTAATGGAACTAATACAGCTCCAGATACTTTAGCTTTTAGAGCTACTTTAGGAGGAGAATTATATACATCATCAATTTCAATACATCCTAAAGTAACTGGTTCTTGGATATTAACATCTTCATTTGCTTCAAATAGTAATTTTTACACTAGCTCAGGAACTATTTATGCTTCTAATACAGAATATGCTTATTACAATCAACCAGCAGTAGGTATTCAAAATCCTATCACTGATAAGATTAAAGCGGTAAGTATGATAATGCCAACAGGTAGTACTTTATCTCCTTATATTTCAATACAACAAAATCCTCCAGTATCACAAAGTTATACTAGAGATATTGATTATGTTGAAGTAGCATTTTCACCTCAAGATGAAATTAATATTGATATTTACGATCAATTAGGTTATTTTAATATTGGAGAATATATTGGTGATCCAAGATTAATACCAACTAGAGAAGAATCATATCCTCCTTTAAATGATTTAAGAGACGCTTATTTTGAAAAATATACTAGTAACTATAACGAATGGGATTATATAAGACTTATTAAGTTCTTTGATAACTCATTATTTAAAATGTTACAAGATTGGGTTCCGGCTAGAACAAGTTTAGCCGCTGGTATTGTTGTAAAACAACATGTTTTAGAACGTAACAAATATCCATTACCTCAAGCTAATATTACTTCATCAATTGCATTTGTAGGTAGTGGTTCAACTAATATACCTTATTTAACCGAAAATATTTTAGTCACTGGTTCATCAGTTCAGATGGGTTATATTGAAGGAGGTGAAGGTGGTTCAATTCGTAACTCTGAAACATTAATATATCCTTCTAATAGAGTATTAAATTATTTTGTTTCTGCTTCTTATAGTAATGAAAATGTATTCAATGCAGGAACAGAATATAATTTAGATACTACTTACACTGAATTTTCAGATGCTTTAGGATATTTTAATCCTACTACAGGAATATATACAGCAGGAAGCGAATTTGAAGTACCTATTACTTTTATAATTTCAGCCTCAATTACAGGTTCTGGAGGATTTACAGGATATGATTATATTAATTTATATTCAAATGCAGGAGCAGGAAATACTTTAGTAGCAGTTGGTACTTCTAGTTTATTATCTCCTAGCTCAATGATTACTAATGCTACATTAAATTTTTCATACACAACAACACCCATACAAAACCAAACATTTTATCTTACTTTTAGTCCTAATGTAGATTCTTTACTTGATTTTCAACTTAAAGTAACACAATCTGCTTCTCCTACAACATCATCTATATTTACTATAGCATCTACAAATACTCTAACTTTTAACTTGGGGTTAACAGGTCCTATTCGTATCATTAGTAATATATCATCATCACAAGAATCAATATCTTCAGCTATTATAAATTTTTATAATGGTATTAATATATCAAGTGAATTAATATACACAACATCATCATTACCTCTTAATTATACATTAAACGAAACATTTAATATAACAAGTGGGTATTTAACTATAGAAAATGATAGTGATAATGCTAATATTACATTTTCAAATTTTGTAATATACTCTGAACCAGATTATTATACAATAAATGTAACACCAGTAGGTGATTTTGAACAATTAGTAACTAATGAATTTGATTATAATGGTGAATTAGAAGGAACAAATTTAGAAGTAACAGATGGTAATTTAAATGGTAATAATACATTTTTACAATACCCTAAAACACCTACTAATTACGCTTCTACACTTTATAATTCAAATACAGTGTCAGTAGGAACATTTTTATTAAATACAACAATACCAGGACAAGGTGAAATATATTTATTTTATGATACCGGTTCTATTTTATTCCCAGCAGACTAACAATGGCGTATACTCCCGTTTTTTCACAAGGTGTTAAATTTATTAAAATTGCTCGTTTAGATGAGCAAGGTAAAGATAATACTTTATCATTACAAGAATTAAATAGTATTAGAATTGACTATAGTGATACTGATATTATAGAATATCCTATTGTTTCAATTGCTAAATATGATGATTATTTCTTATTTGGAGTTGCAACAACTAATATTACTTCATCAACAGATAATGAAGTATTAGATTATAAATTTAAAGCAGGATGGACAGGAAGTCTTACTAATGTTTCAACAATATTATCAGCTTATAATTTATCAGGTTCAGTAAGTTATGATAATTTAGATTATTTTAATACTTCATCTGGTCAATATGTTTTAGGTAATCAACCTAATATTCCTATAACTATAGTATCATCAGCGTCTGTATTTGCAACAACATCACAAATAGGTCAACTTCTTATTTTTTCAAATTTATACGGAACTGTAGCACAAAGTGCATTTTTTAATCCTAATAATACTACTGTAGCGACATCAGCATCATATACTACAGTTCCAACATCTGGAGAATCATTTTATCTTATAATGACTACAACTGGTCCTATAAGTGCTACAGCTAGTTTTTTTGTTACTCAATCAGTACCTCCTACTGCTTCTGTTTCTAATTTAGTTGTTTTACAACCATATATTGATGAAAATTTTTATGTTAGTGAATATAATGTATTAGCAGGAAATGCTGTTATACCTCGTTATAGTGAACTTTATATGGATGTAGATTATTCTACTAATACTATCCAAGCTGTAAACTCAGCATCAATTCTAGCTGGTACAGCTACTAGAGCAGCAGTACAAGATTCAAATTATACAACATTTGCGCATATTAGTCCAAGATATATTGGTAAAGAATTATCTTCCGCTAAACTTAATGAATGGACAGTTAATGATATATCTTATGGTAAAACACCTAATGTAAGTAATCCTGAAGTAAATTTTGTATCATTTAAAAGTTTAACAGGTACTTCTCCTCAATGGGGTAATAACAATGTTGATTTAACTCAAGTTAATATTGAATATATTATTGATAATAATAATAATCTTACAAAACCTATTAATGATACGGACAATATAAATTTAAATACAGTTCGCCAAACATTTCCAGAATCAATACCTTCAATAAATGATAGAATACATAATCAATCTAATGCTACTATTTTCTTAAATAATGTTGAAGTATCTGGTTATGATTTATCAACATTAAATGGTCAATGGCCTCTTTATAAAAGTGGTTATAGAATTGAACCTATTCTTTACACTCAAACTGCTAGTTATGATACTAATGGTAATATAATAGGATTTGGATATTTTAATACAATGTCATTTGTTCTAGGAGAACAAAATTCTAATAATAATAAAAATAATTATATGATGTTCGCGGCTAATACAAATGATATTATTAGTCAAGGCGCATTACCTGCTGGTCTTCATTTTACCTCTACAACTACATTATACTCAGCTAGTCTTCGTGATAATCTTTTAATTCCTTTTTCAGGTAGTATTTATAATCCTACAGGATCTTTAGGTGATTTAAAAACAGAAGGATATATTTTAACATTTCAAATATATCTAAATGCTGATAATAATGTACCTACAGTAATTGAATATGCTTTACAAAAATCAACAAATGGAGGATCTAGTTGGAGTGATTTAGTAACAACTCAAACTGATTATAGTAACCAGACTCAAACTAATATATATTATAACGAACGTAACGCAACAACTTCTTCATTATATAGAGTAGCAGCTACTGCTATTGCATCAAGTTATTATTCAGGAAATGGATTAAGATTAAATGTTAATGCAGCACTTGTATATGCACCACCAGTATATTTAAATAATAAATCATATTTTAATGTATCTCAATACCCAAATCCAGGAGTAGGTGATTGCAGAGCACCATTTTGGACAACAGGTTCATCAGCTAATATATTATTAGCTAGTACACAATCAGCATATGGTTTAAATAACTATAGAACAAATAAACAAAAAGATATAGAAAATAGTGGATTTAAACCTATTAACTTAGATTTTGAACCTCAAGCATATGATGAAATTAGATTTCAAGGATTAGAACAATTATCATTTACTATTACTAATGTTACTGAATCAAATAATAAACAAATGATAATTAATTTAGATCAAGAAATACCAAATGGTGTTAATTTAGATTATTTCTTATTAAGACGATATATAGATGATCCATCAAGTATTTTACTTAATGTAAACTATCCAATACCAGATAAAAGTGGTAGTTCTAATAGTACAGGCAATGGTATTTTAAAACCACAATATGTTACTAAAGAAGTAGACACAATAATTCAAAATTCATTAACTCAAAGTTTAATATAAAATTAAAATTGTATATATTTATAACAAAAATAATAACCAATGGGATATTTAAATAATACTATAGTAACAGTTGACGCGATATTAACAACAACAGGTCGTCAGTTACTAGCTCAAAACGACGGAACGTTTAGAATCACACAATTTGCTTTAGCTGATGATGAAATTGATTATACATTATATAATCCAAGCAACCCATCAGGTTCAGCTTACTATGGTCAAGCGATTGAAAATATGCCTTTATTAGAGGCATTTGCTGAAACAAATCAAACTATGAAATATAAGTTAGTAACTTTACCTCGTGGCACAGCTAGATTACCTATATTATCAGTTCCTCCTTCAATTAGTTTACCACAAGGAGCTTCACAAGTAATTTCACCTCAAACATTAAATTATTTAGGAGCTAATACAGTAGAACCTTCAGGTTATACATTTACAATTTCAGATGTTAGATTAATGAGTACATTTGAAGGTGTAGGAGTTAATACACCAGCGGTGACAGCATTAAATGTATCTAATTCAACCACAACATTAGGTACAACAGTATCTCAAACAGTAGTAGGAACAGTAATTAATTTAAGAGCTACAACAGTAAACACATTGTTCCAAACTTATACTCAATTACAAGCTACATTAACAATAGTAGGTAGAGATAGTGGAGCAAGACAAACAATCCCAGTCACAGTAACAAAAACAGCTTAATATATAACATATGTCTTTTAATAGATTAGATCCATCAGATTTTGTAGTAAGTTCAGACTCAATAACAGCAACGTTATGGTCTGGAGCTTTACCTACATTAACTACATTTTTTACCTCATCAGTTCAAGCAGCTGGTTCAAGTGGTGATTATTATTTAAACGTTTTTCAATCTGATCCTCAGACATCATCTACTGCATCTATTCAATTTGCTGTAGCTTATGGTGACGCATCTGGAAGTGGAAGCGCATTATATAATTCAGCGGTAGCAGGATTATCACCTACTTCAACTATTTATGGTCAATACCAAAATATAGTATTAGGAGATGAAAATACAAATTTTGTATTTGGAGCAGTTACTGCTTCACAATTTTGGGCTATATCATTTGAAAGAGCAAGATATAAACAATCATTATTTCCTGGTTCTTTAACATTAGAGTTATCAGGTAGTTTAGGAGTTATTTCATTAACTGATAATAGTAACTATGTAGCTTCTCAAACATTTAATGAAGCTGGTAGAGTATTTCAATTAATTTCAGGTTCAGCTGGTATTAAAACAACATCAGCATCTACAACTACAGACGGATTTAGTTTAAACTCAGGTTCATACGGCTGGCTATTGCCAGATATTGGAACTATTTTATTAAATCCTTTAGCTTTAAGTAGCTCATTAGCAGGTGGTGGTATTGGATTAAATTATAGTGTAGTATCAAATGCGAATGGAAATAATAATCAAAAATTATACCGAGCTATAAGTGGTTCAACAGCAGCAGTATTTTCAATTAATTCTCAAGAAACAATTACTTCAGATTTTATATTTGTAAGACCTAGAAGTGCAGAATTTAATTACTCAGAAAATCCATCATTTATTTCAGGTTCAACAGGTGAAGTATTATATCCTTCATTCATTAACAATCCTCAAACTTACATCACAACAGTAGGTTTATATAACGATACTAACGAATTATTAGCGGTAGCAAAATTATCTAGACCATTATTAAAAGACTTTACAAAAGAAGCTCTTATTAGAGTAAAATTAGATTTCTAATGAATGGGCGCTTACAAACAATTTTTAGCATCTGATATCGTAGTAACTCCCTTCGAAGTAAATAAAGCATTCTACTTCAAGGGAGCATCCGCTTTAACTGCTTCTGGTGTTGATATTGATAGATTTTTAGGTACAAATGTAACTGGAGCTTTTAATCCAACTACAGACCCAACTACAGGACAAATATCAACTCAATATCAACGTTTAATTTATAATTCAATTCAAGAATTGTATTATTCAAATTACTTAAGTTCAAGCTATGGTGATAATGTAGCTACAGCTAGTTTAATTCCTGGAGCTGATACCGCTGGAGATAGATATGTAGGTATTACTCGAACTCCAAATTACTTTAACTATTTACAAACTACTTTATCTTACCCAAAATATTTCCCTACAGCGTCTGAAGATATTATTGGTGTTATATCTATTCCATCTCGTTTATATGGAGATTATATTCAACCAAATTCATTTATATTTATTGCTCCTAGTGGTAGTTTAAGAGATGATGGTAATGGTAATATATTAGACGAAACAAATGATATTGTAGGAAATATATTTTACTATCATGGTTTAATCACAATAGTATCAGAACAAGCAGCAGGTTATGGATTTGTAACTTATGGCGCTGCTATTTATGGTGGTGCAGCAGGTGATAATGATTCTATATTAAATTATATAACAGCATCTAATATAACTTGTTCATTCTCTAGTTCATATAAAATACATGAAACACAATATAAATGTACAATGAGAGAAAATGAATTTAATTTTTCTCAAAACCCAAGCTTATCTTCAGGTAGTACATTAATATCAAGTTCAATGGGTACTTTCTTTACTCCAGGACAATATTTAACAGATAATGTAACAGGTTCTTATTTTTCACCTTATGTAACAACAGTAGGTTTATATGATGAAAATCAAAACTTATTAGCAGTAGGAAAACTATCCCAACCCTTACCTGTATCACCTACTACAGATACAACAATATTAATTAATTTAGACAGATAATGTTAACATTACCAACTTGGGTTTACAATAGTAAGCCCATCACTAACCTCAATGATTTTCCTAAAGACACATTTGGATTTATTTATATTGTTAAAAATAACGATACTAATAAATCTTATATAGGTAAAAAAGTATTATACCATAATAAAAAAGTAAAATTAGGTAAAAAAGAAGTAGCCGAACTAACTGGTGTTGGCCGTAAACCAACTACTAAAATAGTAACCAAAGAATCAGATTGGGAAACGTATTACGGTTCTAATAAAGAAGTGATGCAATTAATTAAAGATGGTAAACAAGATTTGTTTACTCGTACTATAATTAAATTAGCACCTAACAAAAAATTACTAACCTACTACGAAACACAAGCCTTATTCACCTATAAAGTATTAGAACACCCAGAATCATTCTATAATGACAACATATTAGGCAAGTTCTTTACTAAAGACTTCACATTATAGTTTGGCTTTTTAACCTATCTTACGTATAATATGAGGTATGGTAAATCAACTCCTTATAAATGTAGTAAATTCTGTATTAGGTATTGGTAAACAAACGTCAAAAGGTAATCACGCCTACCACTGTCCGTTTTGTAATCACCATAAACCTAAGTTAGAAATCAATTTCACTGAATCCGATAAAGGTGACAACCCATGGCATTGTTGGACTTGCAATAAAAAAGGTAAGTCCTTAATTAATCTGTTTAAAGCAATACATGCTGACCCTGATAAAATTAATGAGTTAAGACCATTAGTTAAATACACATCAGGCGAAAAAATAGTACAAACTACAACTATTTTAAAATTACCTCAAGAATTTAAATCATTAGTTAATATATCTGATAGTAATATTATAGGTAAACACGCTTTAAATTATATTAAAAAACGAGGTATAACAGAAGACGATATTTTAAAATATAATATAGGTTATTGTGAAGGTGGTAAATTTAATAAAATGATTATTTTACCATCATATGATGCTACAGGTAAATTAAATTACTTTACCGCTCGTAACTTTGATAAAACATCAAGCCTTAAATATAAGAATCCAGATGTATCACGTAACGTTATACCATTTGAGCTGTTTATAAACTGGAATACACCGATTATACTGTGCGAAGGAATGTTTGACGCCATTGCTATTAAACGAAATGTTATACCGTTATTAGGCAAGAATATACAGTCTACGTTGATGTTAAAGCTAGTGACATCAGCCGTTAAGAAAATTTACGTAGCATTAGACAGAGACGCATTAAAAGAAGCGTTGCAATTTTGTGAACAATTAATAAATGAAGGCAAAGAAGTATATTTAGTAGATTTAGATGGTAAAGATCCAAGCGAATTAGGATTTAGACATTTTACTGAATTGATACAGAACACCTATCCCTTAACTTTCTCAAGTTTACTTGAGAAAAAACTATATCTATTATGATAAATAAAAACATCAAGCATTCTTACAACAGAATTCTAGAAATTTCTGATGACCACAAACAGATTACATTACCCGACTCCAGATATTATAGACGCAATGCCAATTATTACCCATCAGTTACATATGTTTTAAGTATGTATCCAAAAGGTAAATTTTTTGAAGATTGGTTAAAAAAAGTAGGTTATGCTTCTGAGTACATTGTTAAAAAAGCTGCTGAAGAAGGTACACAAACACATGAAATGATTGAAGAGTACTTAGAAGGTAAAGAAATGAATTTTCTTAGTCCTGCTGGTTACCCACAATATAATCCTGATGTATGGCAAATGTTTTTACGTTTTGTTGACTTTTGGGAAACTTATAATCCTAAATTAATTGAATCTGAAGTACATTTATTTTCAGATGAATTAAAAGTAGCAGGTACTTGCGATATGTTATGTGAGATTGAAGGTAAACTATGGTTAATTGATTATAAAACATCTAACCATGTTCAAACTACTTATGAATTACAAACAGCAGTTTATGGTCAATGCTATAAAGAATGTTATGGTAAAGAAGTTGATAACTTTGGTATATTATGGTTAAAATCATCTAAACGTAAACCAGCTAAAGATAAAATGCAAGGTAAAAATTGGGAAATGGTATTACCAACTCGTACACAAGAAGAAAATCTAGATATATTCAGAACTGTGCGCCGTTTATTTGATCTTGAGCATCCTAATGATGCTCCTGTATTTACTGAATTTAAGACTACAGTAAAGAGAGAGCTGTAATATTTATATCAAACGTATATTTATGATTTCTCTAGTTCAATTATTAACAGAAGCATCATCTGCACCTAAAGCTATATTTTTAGCAGGTCCCGCTGGCTCTGGTAAGTCATATATATCTAAACAATTAATACCTCCTTCATTTAATATTATTAATATCGATGATTCTTATGAAGAATTATTAAAAGCATCAGGTATGGGCATGTCTCAAAAAGATTTTGGTCCTGAAGAATTATCTCAGGCTGCTAAATTAATGGGACAAGCACAAAAAATTACTAAAGAAAAATATGCTGAGTTAACTAAAGATCTAAAAGATGTAGTAGTTGATGGTACAGGAGGTGCAAGTAAACCATTACTTAAGAAAAAAGCAGAACTAGAAGCATTAGGATATGATACATTAATGTTAGCATTATATGTTTCGCCTATTACTTCATTAGAACGCAATTTACAACGTGATAGAAACTTGTTACCATCTATTGTAGTAAGAACATGGCGTGATTATACTAAAAATATAGAGGAATATAAAGCAGCATTTGGTGATGATTTTATATTAATTAATAACGATCCTAAAGACGCTGAAAAGGATTACAATCCTGAAGAAATTAAAAAACGTTTCTTTGATACTACTAAATCAGTAGGCAAACCTAAATCACCAGAAGAAATAGCTAAATCAGTTAGAGAAAAAGAACAATTAAACCAAGATATAAAAGATTTACTTTCTGTAGATCGTAGTTTTGATACATTAGATCAAGCAAAACAAAAAATAAACCAATTCATATAACATGAAAAAACTAATTGACCTTTTAAGAGAAAATTTAGAAGAAGAAACAATGGAAATAAAAGAAATTATCACTAAAAACTACGAGGTAGTTGATGAAGTAGGTAAATTCTTTGTAGTATCTAAACCTGGTACTAAATCTAAAAAAGAAGAAATATTATTTGAAGCTGATCCTTTTTCATTAGCTGAAAGAATTAAAAACGGCTTAACATACGAAAACATTATGGGTATGTACAAAAATAAGTCAGACGCTAGTAGAACAGCAACTGAAGCTTTAAAAGAACGTGATATCCGAATTGATGAATTAAAATCATCAATGGATGACTTTAGAGAAGCTAAAAAAGGTATTGACGAAAAGAAAAATAAAGCCCAAGAATTAATTAAAAGATTGAAACAATAATTAATGAGTTCATTAGGTAAATTCTTAGCTGATTCTCTTCTAGAAGTAGAAGAACAAAAGAAAACAGTGGCTATTTATGGAGGTGGTTTTAAACCGCCTCACAAGGGTCACTTTGAAGTTGTTGAAACAGCATTAGAAAAATACCCACAAATAGATGAATTCATTATTTATGTTGGTTCTGGAACAAGAGACGGAATTACTCAAGCTGAATCACTTTTAACTTGGGATATCTATAAAAAATACTTACCTTTAAAAGTAAAAATAGAGCCAACTAACTCACCAATTACAGCTATCTATGATTATATTAAAAATCATCAAGATGAAAATGTAATATGGGTTATTGGAGCTAGAGAAGGTAAAGATGATGATTTTATAGATATAGCTTCAAGAACAAAAGGTATAGGTAAGTATGAAAATGTTGAGTTAGCTCCTATAGTTACTCAATTAGATACTAGTGGCACAGACGCTCGTCAAGCATTAAAAAAAGGACAAGAAGCGTTTTTACCTTTTATTCCTGAAAAAGTAAAAGAAAAAACAGAAATATTTAACATTTTATCTACTGTTATTCAAGAAATAGTAACAGCTACAGAAGTTATTTGTGATAATTGTGGTTGGGAATGGGATAAAAAAGATGGTGGTAAAGATTTATACATTTGTCATAAATGTGGACATGATAATAATCCTGCTTTAAATGAAGGTAAACAAGTAGGCACTTTATATCATTATACATCAGCTGCTGGATTAAAAAGTATCCTTCAGTCTAATAGAATAAATACTTCTGAAGAATATTACTTAGGTAATGATTTATATTATATTTCATTTACTCGTAATAAAAATTTTTATAATAAAGGATCTAAGTTCGGAGTAAAAACAGAATATAGAATTGCTTTAGATGGAGATAAACTTTCAAACAGATATAAAATAACACCTTTTGCCTACAGACCGGGATGGAACTATGAAGACAATTGGGAATATGATTGGTTAGAAAATGAACCTGAAAGTGTAGTGAGAGATTTCTTTAATAATACTGGTGATTACGATGAACAAGAAGAAAGAATATCTTTTAAAGGTCCTGAAGATGGAATTGATAACATAAAAAATTATATCTTAGCTGTTGATAAAGTAGAAGATTTAAAAGAAGGTAAAGAAAATAATAATTATAAAAAATATATTCCTGAATTAACTAAATATATGGTTAATCAAGGTATGAATATTAAACCATTACCAGCTGTTAAATTCATTACAGATGATAAAACAAATGCAGAAAATGTATTTGGCAAAACGGCATTTTATAATCCAGAAGAAAAATCAATTACTTTATTTACTATGAATAGACACCCTAAAGATGTTTTACGTTCATTTGCTCATGAAATGATACATCATGAACAAAATTTAGATAGTAGATTAAATAATATAGGTACAACAAATACAAACGAGGACGGAGATTTACCTGAAATTGAAAGAGAAGCTTATGAAAAAGGTAATATGATGTTTAGAAATTGGGAAGATAGTATTAAAAATGTATAAATTAACAGACTTATATAAACAATTAAAAGAAGAAGAAGAATCAAATAAATCACCATACCAAATCTACTGTGATATGGATGGTGTATTAACTGATTTTGATGCTCGTTTTAGATATTTTGGTAATATGGATCCTCGTGCTTATGAAAGTAAGTATGGTAAAGAAAAATTTTGGGATTTAATTGACAGACAAATAGGAGTAAGATTTTGGGTTGGAATGGAATGGATGCCTGAAGGACAAAAACTATGGGATTACATTAAACCACATAACCCAACTTTATTATCAGCTCCATCACGTCAAAACGAATCACGTTTAGGTAAACGTTTATGGGTTAAAAACAATGTACCAGGAACTAAATTAGTGTTAGCAAACGCTACAGCTAAACAAAATTACTCAGGTAAAAACAAAATTTTGATTGACGATAGAGAAGATAATATTGAACAATGGAAATCAAAGGGAGGAATAGGTATTTTATTTAAATCAACAAATCAAGTAATAGACGAATTAAAACAATATGGCTTATAAATATAAATTAAGAGAAGAAGAGGGAGCAGAAGTTTCACCTTCAAATCGTGAACAAGTAAATTACGATGTTGTAGTAACACCTAAAGGTGTTTCTGTGGAAGACACAGTTAAAGCTTTAGAAACATTAGATAACTACGGAATGTATGTTTCTAATATGCGTAATAAATCATCTATACAAAAAGCTATAGAAGATCATTTTGGTCCTGTTATCCCAGCTAAACGCAAGAAAATGGAAAGAGATCAAGGTTTTCTTTTTCCTGTTAAAACTAAAACATCAATTGATGATTTTGTTAAATCACATACTTCTAAACCTACATTATTAAAATATAAAGTTAAAGATGATACTATTGTTTTCCCTAAATCAGGAAATCCAGTTAAAGACTTAACTAAAAAAATTATTGATGTAGTAATGAAAAGTGCTAAAATTGATTATTCAGTAGCAGATAAAGAAGCAGTTGATGAATCAGCAAATAAATTAGATCAAGAAGCAAAAATATATTTTATGCAACAAGTTAAAGCAGGTAAAATTAAAGAATTACCTAAAAATCCTAAAGCAGAATATATAAAAATTAAAATGACTAAAAAATCATCAATGAGTGAAGGATATGATGAGTTTGATATGGAAGATGAAGGACCTGATTATAATAATATATCTGATTTAGAAGATGAATTACGTAGACTTATACGTTTTTCTAATCAATATGGAAGTAAAGGAGCAGATGCTAAAATTGAACAATTAAAACAAAGAATTGATCAATTAAAAAATCAAGTTAATGAAGCTAAAAATTATTTTAAAGGAAGTCATTTTGGTGACGAACTTGGAAACGAATTTTCAGTTGAAAAGATTTATAATTTTGTAAAAAAAAATAAAGAGAAATATTTTTATCCAGAATTTCCTATTTCAAAAATAAAACATAATTTAGAATGGTGGGAAAAAAATTACGACATTAAAAATAAAAAACATAAAGAAAGAATGATGAACTCAGACACATCATATCCACTTTTAGTCGTTATTGAAAAAGGAAACAACTTATCAGTAGCTGACGGTCTTAATAGATTATATAAAGCAATCAAAATTGAAAAGAAGAAAACGTTACCTATCTATCTTGTAACAAAAGAAGAAATTGAACATCTTAAAAAAAAGACTACTAAATTAAAAAATCAAGTTAATAAAGATATGAAAACTAAAATGACTAAAAAAGATTTAAAAGAAGTCATTAAAGAACAAATAAAAAGTCTAATAAAATAATAAATGTCAGAATCAGTTTTAAAAAAAGAATTTAAAGAAAAAGATGTACAACGTCTTCGTAATTTAGTTCAAGGTAAATATGGTGAAAAAACTAGTACTAGTATTGGTTACACCAAACAACAAGAGTTTCATAATGAAGGAGATATATGGGAAGAAGATGGTCGTAAATGGACCATTAAAAATGGTATAAAACAAAATATTACAAAATTGGATAAAGCAAAAGCTCAAATCCATTTACCATTGTTTTGCCCTGAATGTTCTCAAGTAATGAAACATCGTTATGATAAACAGTTTTATATTCAATATAACAGATGCTTTAATTGCCAGATAGAATTTGAAGGTACAATAAAAGCAAAAGGATTATGGGTTGAATATGAAAAAAATATATTAAATTCTGATATTGATAATATAATTAAAGATTTTAATATTTGGATTGATGAAAAAATAGATACCAAAATGGAATCTTATATTACAGAGGCAGGAGATGTTGAATCATGGAATGGCTCAGATAAAGCACAATTATTAAAGAATAAAGAACAAACAATAGAATACCTACAAAGTTTAAAAAAGTAATGGATATAATAACGGCAGTGATAGTTGCATTTATAACAGCAGTAATAGGACCAATAGCAATGACATGGGTTAAAACTAAATTAGAGAGAAAAAAGCAAGACCCATTAGCCGAGGCTATTGAGCATAATGCTTTAATCGACCATCAAGTTGATAATTTATTTGATCAATTAAATTGTGATCGTATATGGATATCACAATTCCATAATGGTGGACATTTATATCCTACAGGTAAATCATTACAAAAATTCTCAATATTATATGAGCGTGTAGGAGTTGATATAGCATCTGTTAAAGAAGTATACCAAAATATCCCAACTTCATTATTTAGTAAAGCATTTTCTACATTATATAAAGACGGTGAAATTACATTTCCTCATTATGATGTTGATAAAGCTCAAAATTTATTTCCAGTAGATAAAACATGTGGTACTAAATCATTTTACGCTCTTGCTATATATGATTTACAAGACCAGTTTATAGGTGTGTTAGTTATTGATTATGTTAATCAAAATCATACATTAACGTTAGAAGAATGGATATTTATAAGACAGAAGGTAGGTGCTATAGGTACACTACTAAGTAATTATTTAAAAAATAAAAAATAATGAGTACTTTTAACGTATACAAATATTTTAACAATCGTCGTTTAGTTGAAAACAATGAGATGATGGAAGAAGATATATTAAATCCTGTAATTAAATTTGATGTTAGTAAAAAACTACATAAAATATTACAAGACAATCCAGACTTACTAGACACTAGTACATCACAATTCCACTACATAATTAACGATCTATTAAGTGAATAATATGGATGCAATTCAAAAAGAAGCTGAAAGAAAATTAGAAATTATCAAAGATAAAATTGATACTTATAATACATCTACAGTAAAATATTTCTTAAAACTTTATGCTAATGGTAAAACAGTGGACGAATTAGATCCAATGACTGATTTTGTTATTATCAATAAAATATTTGGTACACCTAGATTAAAAGAACGCATTGATAATATATTAAATGAAGTATTAACTGAAAAACTTTGCCCTAAAGGCGAAGCATATCGTCAACGTAGACTTGCATCTGGCGAAAAATCTTCAGCTTATTTATCAGGACGTGCTGTCAAAGTTTGTAAAGGCTTAATGTCAGGCAAGAAAAAATAATGGACAATTTAAAACGCTTAGTACAAGAATCATTACATGACTGGTTTAAAAAAGAAAAATGGGTCCGTATAGATACTCAAGGTAACATCGCAGGTGACTGTGGTACAATGCCTAAAGGTAAAGCAACACAACGTTGTTTACCGTTAGCTAAAGCAAAACGCTTAACTAAAGCAGAACGTGCTGCAACAACACGCAAAAAAGTTGAGGGTAGTAAAAAAGGTAAACAATTTGTATCCAATACAGAAAAAGCAAAAGTTAAGTTTAACAAATAACACATATTTATAATATATAACTATATAAAACATGAAACCAACATTAAATGAACAATTAGCTCGCATGCAAAAACTTGCGGGTATTATTAAAGAAAATCAAGGATCTAATACTAACATGTTAGATTTTTCATCATGGAAAAGAATCATGGGAGATGATAATATCTACGCAATGATACCTCCAAGTAAAAAAGCTGAGGAAGGACTAGACATCTGGGTATACCCAGCAAAAAATAAAGTCATGATTGCATCAAACGATGATAACATGATCCAAACTATAGCAGATAAATATAATTCAGAAGTATACCAAGAAATGGCTCCATCTATTTATCAAGTTAATTTAAAATTAGCTGATTTAGCTAGTTTATTCCCAGGTCAAGATTTTTTCTTAGATGACATGAATGAAGGATATGATGAATTCCAAAGAGCAGATAAAGGCTCTAAAGGTGTAACAGCTAAGAATAAAAGCGAAGAAGAAGTTTATGGCGCTGGCGTTGAAAAAGGTGAAAAAATCGAAAAGAAAAAAATGACAAAAAAGAAATTAAAAGCACAAATCAAAGAAATGATTTTAGCTGAATTAAATGAAGACTCTACAGAAGATGTTGAAGAACCTGGTGCTTTAAACAATATGTATTCTCCATTAGGTGAAGCTAAAGACGATCCACAAACTGCTGAAGACTATTATGAATTGTTTAAAGAAGAAGATTTAATTGATGATAGACGTGAATATGATATTGAAGACTTTATGGGTGACCCAGAATCTCCAGGGTATCCATTCATGGATTATCAAACAGCATTTGAATTAGAGCGTATATTACAACCTTTAGATATAAATGATGTTGATCTTGGCTCAATTACAGTAGAAGGTAATATATATGATGACGGTTATATTTCTTCTGCTAAATTTAAAGATGGTGTAGATCTTATTGCTGACCAACGTATAGACTTAGAAGATCTATTAGGTAAAGATGAAATAGCTAAATTAACTAACCTTAATGAAGCTAAAAAAGATGAAGAAGTTGAAGACGTAACAGTAGACGATACTGAAGTAGTTGACGCTCCTGCATCGGATATGATGGCTGGTGAATCAACTGAAGTATCAGGTATTCAATCTAATTTACAATCAGCATACGCTGAAGCAAAAGCATTAGGTGATGAAAAATTAATTACTCAAATTGCTAACACAATTACTTATTTTACTAAAGCTCATATCTTAGATACAGCTCCAGTTAATGAAGCTATAACTAATGATAATGCTATATATGATATTTTATCAAATATGGACAATGAAGACATAATAAATGATATGTTTACAGCAATACAACAAAACCCATCAATGAAATTAGAAGATTTTTTAAATCAATATGATAGTGGAAATGATCTAGGTGATGATAATGATGATAATTATGATGATAATATGGATGTTTATGATGATAGTTATCCTGACATGGCTGAAGCTAAAAAAGCTAAAAATAAATTAGATCAAATTAATGAGAATATGTTTCCAATGTTAAAAAGAATTTTAAGATAATGAAACAAAGTATCACTGAAAAAACATTAACTCCTAATGAATTAAAAAAACGTGAGGAAGTTATTAAACAACTTAAAACAGCAAAATCATCATTAGTTAAACGCTATGGTAAAGATGCTGAAAAAGTAATGTATGGACGTGCTACTAACATAGCTAAAAAAACAGCAGAAAATATGAATAAAGATAAAGTACGTGAAATGATTAAGAAGACTCTTATGGGTCCTATTAAAGAAGATGATTGGAAACAAGGTGATGACGAAAGTGATATGGCTAAGTCACAATTACATTCTATCGAATCTAATACTTCTAAATTATTATCTAAAATAGACGATAACGAACAGTTAGATGCTTGGGTTCAAGCTAAACTAACTAAAGCTCAAGACTACTTACAATCAGTATATGATTACTTATGTGGTGAAGAAGCTGAGATGTCAATGAATGAGAAAAAATCATTTCCTGATTTAACCGGTGATGGTAAAGTAACAAAAGCTGATATTCTTAAAGGTAGAGGTGTTGATATAAAAGAAGAAAAACCTCAAATGTTTGCTACCGGAGGTAGTATTAATCCTGAATTAAGAAAAAAAGTAGAACAATTTGTTAAAGGTGTAGCTAAATATTATGATTATAGTATTGATGATGCTTACTCATCTATTATGACTATCCTTAAAGGTGGTTTAGTTAAAGAAGAAGTTAACGAAGAAGAAGCAGAAGCTAAAGACGCAGTAGATACAGTTACTATGGATGTACCTTTATTTATTCGTATGTTAGAATTTGCTCGTGAAGATGCTAAAGCAGATGTTGATTTACATGATGTAGCTGAAAAAGCTATTGAAATTAATAAAAGTAAAGAAACATTATCAATGCAAGATTACGAAGATATTATCCCAGCAGTGGATGAACCAATGAATGAAATTACTCCAGAACAAGAAAAATATAGAGTAGCAAAACCAACACAATTTAAACAGGATATTGCAGCAGCTAAAAAAATGATTGATGCTGGAAAATCAGAAAAAGAAGTAGTGTCAAAATACGGTCAAGAAGTTTTTAACGCAGTAAATGCTCAAAACATGGATGAAGCTAAATCTTCAACAAACTCAACATTAGCTGAAAAGATAATGGCTAAACTTAAAAAACCAATGGTTAAAGAATATTCATTTAAACAACATGAAGATCCATTTGAAGCTATTTATTATTTTATAAATAAGTATTCTAAAGATAATAATGAATATAAAGAAGAAGTTAAAAAATATGAATCATCAGGATTTAACAGTTTATCAAGTCCAATTAAAGATAAAATAAGAGATGATCTAGGATTTAAAGGATGGATAGACATGATGCAACAACATTATGGAAGATTACCTATTAAAGAAAATAAAAAATAATGGTAAAAGAAGACTTTAAAAATAGAATACGTGCTATTGTAAAACAAGTTTACAAAGCCCAATCTAAAATAGATTTAGATGTTCCTAAAACAGATATTTCTTTAGATTTAGATAAGTTCCCTATTTTAGCTAAATTCCCAACATTACGTAATGCTATTGTACAATTACTAACTACTCAATATATAGATTTTGTTAGTGAAATACAATGGGTAGCACCTAAACCAACAACATTTAAAATATTATTAGCAAATAATCAATTCTTTTACTTAATGTACGATGACATTACTTGGATTTGTAAATCAGAAGGTAAAAAATATTGGTTAAACGATATAAAAGACGAAGGCCGGGCCACAGAATCTATAGCTAGATTATTATCATATGGTGCTTCAAAAGATGCAAATGCATCATTTAAAGACTCAGGTAACGAAGCTGCTACAGAAGCACCAACTGAACCTCCAGCTGAAACACCACTTGTATAATTATGGATCCAATTGATAAGTTTTTAAAACAATATTCTTATAAATTTTCTAAAGGATATCCTGACATGAAAAATGAACAGGATATTTTATTAATGGAATCATTATTAAATAATTTAGGTATTAGTTTAAAAGAAGCACCAGTACGTTCTGCTAATAAAAAAGCAGTTAAAGCATTGATTGATGCTTATCCTGATAAATTTAATAGCCAATCTGAATCTAATAGAATATCTAATTTACAAAAAATATCACCTGAAGAATTTATTCAATTAATAAAACAAATATTTGATGGCACTAATGTCACTGTTTTTTCTCCAGGAATATCTCCTAATGTTAAACCAAATGGAAGTTCTAGATTTAACATGTATGAATTTAATACTCCTGATGGATTAGTTAGACTTTTACTATCAGGTGGTCAAGGTAGTAATAAAGGAAATGAATTTGAAAATAGTGTTTTCGCTAATTTACAAGCAAATACTGGTAAATTATTAGATGATATAGAAGATCCTATCACTAAACAAATATATAAGACTTTAGGTATAGATCCATCAACATTATCTCCTAATGATGTAGAACAAACAGGTAATAAAGATACAAAACGTCCAATTAGTTTTGAAGGAGCTAAAGATAGAGGAAGAACAATTGCAGATGTTATTATAACTTATGATAATAAACCATATTATTTATCTATTAAAAATGTTAGTGGTAGTGGATTATATAATGGTGGAGTAGTACCTGGTATTAATTTTAATGCTGATAAATCAAAAATTATATTTGATAAATCATCATTAGACTCAAATGCATTTATTAGTAAATTATTAAAAACATTTGGAGTAGATCCTCAAAAAATAGTTGATGGTTTAAACGATTATATAAATGATATTGGTGAAGATTCTAAATTTGAGCCAGCTAATGCTAATTTAGAAGATATTAAAAACCTTTTAGGATCAAGTATAGATTACGGATATTATTATATTAGAGAAACAAGTCCAAATGTAGTAAAAATAATCCATATAGATTCCCCAGAAACTGCTGCTTCATTAATAGGTAATCCATCAGAAGTAAAAATTAAATACCCAGGATCAAATACTAAACAAACCACAGTACGTATTTCTTTAGAAAAATCAGAAATAGGAGCTAGATATATTGATGTTGATATTAGAAATACCAGTAGTGGTATTGATAAACCATCAATAAAGATAAATATAAATTAATATTTATAATCATGAATAAATTAAAACAACTTATCTCAGAAACTTTGCAAAATTACAAAGTAACCGATTCATGTAAACACTGCAATACACCGCCTTTACTTGTAGAATCTAAGCAGTACAATATGGCGATATCTGAGGCGATGCGTTACCATATAGACAGTAAAATACAGCTTACCGAGAATATATACCGCCCAGGCAGTTTCGCTCATCAAAAATTATTGACTGAAGCGAGAATGTTATGGTCTAAAGGTATTATTGAATTACAAGGCACAGATAAAAAAATATTTGAACGTACAGATATTGGCAGATGGGCAAAATATGAAGGTGAATTTGTTCCTTTAGATTTACCATTAATGGAAATATTAACTGAAGCTGAATATCATGGTAAAGAAGTAGCATTAGGTAAACCAAAACGTGGTGGATCTAAAAAATTCTATGTTTATGTTAAAGATGGTGATAAAGTTAAAAAAGTATCATTTGGTATGGCTGGTGGAGCTTTAAGAGCAAAACTAAACAACCCTAAAGCACGTAAAGCATTTTCAGATAGAATGAATTGTCCACAAGCTAAAGATAAAACTAAAGCTAAATACTGGTCATGTAGATTACCTCGTTACGCAAAATTATTAGGATTTAAAACAACATTTACAGGATATTGGTAATATGAAACTATCAGAAATTAAAAAAGCAATTAAAGAAGAATACGCATCATCAAAAAAGGTATTAGCCATTGGTGGTGTAATTGTTATCAACCCTAAAGTTGCTAAAATGAAATACATTTTATCTGATGTTAGAGCCGTATTAGGTGTAACTATTGTTAATAATAGAGAATATCAATCAGGTAACCCATCATCACAATATGAATACGCTTACTTAGATATTAAAATTGACCCATCACCATTCCCTAAAGAATCAAATGATACAGCTAATATTGTAACTAAAGTAGAAGCTGATATTAAAAAAATTCGTGGTGTTGTTACTTTTAAATTAAAAGAAAAAGCACATGATGTTAAAACTTGGACTATATCATAATGATTAAGTTAGTTGATTTATTAAAAGAAATAACTGAGGGTGAATACAATGACAAAGGAGAAGGTATTAAATACACTTTAGCTAAACAAAATCCATTTGATATTAAAAAACTAGTTGATAAAGGCATTATATTTGTAACTAAACCAGGAGATGGAAAAGGCGGAGTAGAAGAACCAAATTGGGAAGGAGGCGCTAGTATAATTACTTTATATAATATGGATAAAGCAGAATCATGGATGAAAATAGCAATTAAATCTCCAATGCCTCAATCTATTCCTTATATCCAAAAAGACCAAGATAAAATTATATATAACGGAAAATATAGACAAATTCTTTGGGGTATAGAAAAAAAAGGACTAAAACCTGAAGATTTTTATTTAAATAAAATAAAAGAAACATCAGACCCACAATCTGGCAAATCAGCTCCATATGGTTCAGGATATGCTCCATTTAAAAAAATAAAAAAATGATTAAATTAATCAACATATTAAAAGAAATATTATTAAGTGAAGGAGATAATGCTGGTAAAGTTATTTTTAATGGAAAAAATAAAGCATTTGTAGGAGTTACTCATGATTCACCTCCAAAGATGTCACCAGAATTATTTAAAAAAGTTAAAGCTATAGGAGATAGTAAAGGATATTGGTTTGAAGGTAATGGAGCTGATAAAACAGCAATAAAACAAGTATTTGGTGATATTAACTTTAGTGGAAGTTGGGATGAAAAAATTCGCGCAGCTAAACCTTACACCTATGTGTATACTTTATTCGGTAATGTGGAAGAAAATAATAGAGTAGATCAAGTTTTTAATGGTAAAGGAAAGACAATATATGAAAAAATATTATCTACTTATAAAAACTGGGCTCATGAAGTAATAAAAAATCAAGACGGAAAAGCTTTAGTAGATACATTTTTAAACGGATTAGGTGGTACTGCTTTAGAAGATGTAAAACAAGAAGGAACAAAAGAAAACATTCAAAAATTTTTAACATCTATAGAAGATGATATGTGGAAAGGATGGCCTAAAGGCTCAGGTCCTGCTTTTGAAATGGCTAAAATAGCAGTTTATGAAAGAGATAAGTGGCTAATGAAAGCACCAGATGGAGTTTATTTTACTGGAGAAGGACATCTTGATTCTTTAAAAGACATAAATTCTAAATATTCTATAAAAAAATAATAATGATTAAATTAGTTGACATATTAACAGAAGCAAAAAATAAACCATTAGAATTTCCTAATGGGTTTCAACCTGCTAAAAGTGTTCCTCAAGGTGGAGCGATGTGTGCTAATTGTGCTAAATGGAATAAAGAAACACAATTATGTGAAGGTCAATATTATATTGACTGGCATGGTAATGGTAAAATTCCTGCTGATCCAACAGAATATGTTTGTATTTGGTGGGTAGATAAAAGAAAATGAGACCATACACTGACATAGAAGTTACAGATGAATATATTATCCGCGAATTTAACGAAAATATAGACCCAATTGAACTAATGTGGCACCGTGATGATGAAGATAGAACAGTTGAAGTGATGGGTAAAACAGATTGGAAATTACAACTTGAAAATCAATTGCCGACTTCTATAAATCAGCCCATATTTATACCAAGATACGAATGGCATAGAGCCATTAAAGGAACAGGAAATTTAAAATTAAAAATATATAAAAAATGAAACAATCATTAAACGAACAATTCCGCAGAATGCAAAAAATTGCTGGAATTATCACTGAAAACGAAAATGAAACTATCACACTTGATCCTAATAAATTAAAAGCATTTACTATGGCTGTAAAGAAATTTGGTGGTTCAAGAGGAGATAAAATTGATTTTTTAAAAATAGTTGAACTTTTATCAAGTAATCAATTAGCCGCTGCCTCAAACGCAATCAAGCGTGTAGATACTTCTCCTAGAGAATTAATGTACGATATAATGATGGACACATATCCTGAACTTTGGGACATGTTATTTGATAATGAAGAAGGAGATTATATAGCCTTAGCTACACCAAAAGCAGGCCTTCCTGAAAACGTAAATGAAGCTATTACACTTGATCCTGATAAATTAAAATTATTTACTATGGCTGTAAAGAAATTTGGTGGTTCAAGAGGAGATAAAATTGATTTTTTAAAAATAGTTGAACTTTTATCAAATAATGAATTAGCTAAAGCAGCAAAAGCAATCCAGCGTGTAGATACTTCTCCTAAAGAAAGAATGTATGATATAATGATGGAAACATATCCTGAACTTTGGGACATCTTATTTGATAATGAAGAAGGAGATTATATAGCATTAGCTACACCAAAAGCAGGTCTTCCTGAAAACGAAATAAATATAGGACAAAAAAATGTTATTAAGGGCTATTTAGAAAAATTCCGTAAATTTGCTCAAGATAATACAGCTGATGATGCTGATCTTAAAAATTTAAAAACTGCTGTTAGTAGGTTTTATAAAGAATTAGGCTTATAAAATTAGATAATAATGAAACAACCATTAAACGAACAATTCCGCAGAATGCAAAAACTTGCAGGAATTATTACTGAAAATGAATATATTAATGAAGGTACTAAAAAACCATTAGAAGGTACTGAATTATATGTTTATAATGATATTATTAAATCATTAAATGAAGGAGATAGTTGGTTAGATAAATTTAAAAGTTACGCTAAAAAAGGTGCTATAACTATAGGTATATTAGCAGCTTTACTTAGTGCTGCCAATTTATCAGATAGTCAAAAGAAAGATGTTGTTGATGTTGTTAAAACAGAAACATCTGCTGTTACTCCGGAAGAAAGACAAGAAATTGAGGAGATGGTATTGGCATTTGATGCCTATGAACTATATAAGATGAATAAATCACAAATGGAAGATTTAGCTAAAACTAATAAAACAATTGATTTTTTAGTTAAAGATCTTAAAAATTGGCATAATCTAAATAGTAAAGATAAATCACGTTTAGGTCGTATATATAAAGATGATATTGACAATCTTAAAAAAACAAAATTTTAAAAATAATATACAGACAGATTCATAGCCTGTTGATTTTATAAAATATTATGGAGCTGTGGCCCACCCTAAAAAAGGTGGGCCACCTTAGTTTGGCCTTTAGTTAAAAATTAATTATATTAAAATATATGAAGAAAATTGTAATCGTTGGAGCCGGAGTAGCAGGCATTAATGCTGCAACTAAATTAGTAGATAATGGATATGATGGTAGTTTAATCACTATCATTGACATGGGTAAAGATCCATATAACCGCTTACCTGAAGAGGTAATGACAGGAATGTTAGGTGCTGGAGGATGGAGTGATGGTAAATTAACATACCATACAGCTATTGGTGGTCAATTAGCTAAATATACAGGCGAGGAAAAAGCAATGGAATTAATGGATCAAGTTATTACTAACTTTAAACGTTTCCATCCTAAACCTGAAGAAGTACAATGTTCAAACCCAATTGCTGAACCAGATTTTATTAAACCATATTTCGGTTTACGTTTATTTCCTGTATGGCACGTAGGTACAGATTATCTATCTGAAATTGCTAAAAATTGGTATGATTATTTAGTATCTAAAGGTGTACAATTTATTTGGGAAACTAAAGTTCATGCTATTGATTTTGAAAATCAAC